CAAATGATGGATGCTTTTAACGATAATGTTAAAAACCCAGATGATTGGTCATCTTATTTAATAAATAATGTATTAAAAAAAGATGCTAATAAATATCAAAATAGAAAAGAGAAGTTTGATGATTATCCAGCTAAAGATTATTTAGTTGTATTACCAGGATCAAATAAAGTAAAAACAAATGTTTGTTTAAATAGAATGCAGGCAATATCTAAATCACATGGTGATAATGTATATTTCAAACCACATCCAATAACAACACATCAGATAGTTGGTGAATTAAAAGATTTCTTTGGAGAAGAAAATATACTAGATAAAAACCTAGACATGTACTATTATATGCAAAAAGCTAAACATGTATATACTACTCATATCAGCGAAAGTGCTATTTATGCAGCTGTATTAGGTAAAAGCATATCACCGATCGACGTGTGGAACAACATAGGACACGGATCGTTTGCTTGTATAAACAATCATTTATTTACAAATCAAAAAAACATAAAAGAATATATCAATAGATGTTTTTCTAGTCCTAAATCTGGTATGATAAATCCAGCTATAGACAAGAACTGGAGAGAAAAAGTTGATAAGTATTTTGACTATATTGTTGCTAAAAGAGGAGTTTATAAAGATTGGTTTATAGATTCTAGAAAACCAAAGCAACAAAAGAAGTAAAAAGCGTGACAATTGCGTGATAATATAAAAGTGAATTAAAGTTTAATTAAATATAAAATTATGACAAAAAATAAGAAAAAAGCTACACCTACAAAATTAACTAAAGATGAATTAAGTAATATTCAAGAAAAAGTTAATAATATCAATAATCTACAAATGAATGTTGGTGGGTTTGAACTACAGAAAGCTATTGCAATCGAAAGAGTTAAAGAAGCACAAGGTGCTTTACAAGTTGTTCAAGATAGTTTAGAGAAAAAATACGGACAAGTTTCTGTTAATATTAATGATGGATCTTTAAAAGAAATAAAAGATGAAGTTAATAAGAAAAATTAGTATAGGAAAAGATTATAAAAATGAAGCTATGCACTACGCTGTTGGCCAAGAGGTTTACGGCGGACATATCATCGATAATATAATTGAAGAAGATGATAAGTTTAGTATATTTATTAAAAAAGCTGACGAGATTTTACCTTGGAAGGATTTTAATAAAAACATGGCAATAGCTGTTGAATTTAATTTAGAGTATTAATGGATAGTGTTTTATATTTTATAATAAAACCTAAAAAAGATAGATACAATAATATTAAAAAAATAGGTGATAAAGATTTAATAGTTAATACTGATAATTTTCAACATCAATATGTGAGTAGAGAAGCAACAGTTATTAGTACACCTAAAGCTTTTAACACAGAAATTAAACCCGGTGATGATATAATAGTTCATCACAACGTTTTTAGAAGGTGGAAAGATGTAAAAGGTAGGGAACAAAACAGTTTTAATTATATAAAAGATAATTTATACTTTTTAGAACCTGATAGAATTTTTGCTTATAAAAGAAATAATAAGTGGAATGCTGTTAGAGATTATTGTTTTGTTAAACCGATTTATTCTAATAATATCATTTTAGATAATAAAGAAGAACCATTAATTGGTATATTAAAATATACAGATAATAATTTATCTTTAAAAAATGGAGATTTAATAGGTTTTACACCTAATAGTGAATATGAGTTTATTATAAATGGTGAAAGATTATATAGAGTAATGACAAAAGATATTGCAATTAAATATGAATATAAAGGAAACGAAAAAGAATATAATCCAAGCTGGACAGAAAGCAGTAGATGAGTTAATTAAAGTAGCTAAAGAACCTATTGTCGATTCAGATGATGATATATCTGCTGATAGATTAAAAAATGCTGCAGCTACTAAAAAACTAGCTATATTCGATGCTTTTGAAATATTAACTAGAATTCAAGAAGAAGAAGCTATATTAAATAATAAACCTTTAGAAAAAAAGGAAACAACTTTTACAGGTTTTGCAGAAAGAAAGTCTAAATAATGTACGAACAAACTTTATATGAGGTTGTAAAACCTATAAAAATCAACACTATTAAAAGACTTAATAAGTCTAAAAAATGGAAATACGGGTATAACAAAGAACATGATTTAGTTGTTATATCTAAAACTGGGGAAATTGGTGATATAGTTGAAATCCAAAATTTTCAAATAGCTTTACCAAAGGAACCAAAAAAAGTCCATAAATTTAACAGTGGTAAATGGGAGGTCACTGAATATCCTAAGGCACTAAAAAGAATTAAAACTATATTTGATTGGAAAGAATATCCTAATGACTTTAAAAATCAATATATAGATTATATAGAAGAAGAATTTAAAAGAAGGGAAGAAGGTTTTTGGTATTACAATAAAGGTGTACCAACTTATATAACAGGCACACACTATATGTATTTACAATGGTCAAAAATTGATGTTGGCCAGCCAGATTTTAGAGAAGCAAATAGATTATTTTATTTGTTCTGGGAAGCTTGTAAAGCTGATCAAAGATGTTACGGTATGTGTTATCTTAAGAACAGGCGATCTGGGTTCTCTTTTATGGCTTCTGGAGAGCTTGTTAATATGGCAACAATATCAAGTGATGCAAGATTTGGTATATTATCAAAAACTGGTCCAGATGCTAAGAAAATGTTTACAGACAAGGTTGTACCTATATCGGTTAATTACCCATTCTTTTTTAAACCGATTCAAGATGGTATGGATCGACCTAAAACAGAATTAGCATATAGAGTACCAGCTTCTAAATTAACTAGAAGAAATATACAAAGCTCTGATAAACCAGATGAATTACAAGGTTTAGATACCACTATTGATTGGAAAAACACTGGTGATAACAGTTATGATGGTGAAAAACTAAAATTACTAGCACACGATGAAAGTGGTAAGTGGGAAAGGCCTAATAATATTTTAAATAACTGGAGAGTAACAAAAACCACATTAAGATTAGGTAGTAGAATTATTGGTAAATGTATGATGGGTAGTACCTCAAATGCTTTAGATAAAGGTGGTGATAATTTTAAAAAATTATATAATAATTCAGATGTTACAAAAAGAAACCGCAACGGACAGACTAGCTCAGGATTATATTCTCTGTTCATACCTATGGAATGGAACTACGAAGGATTCATTGATTCTTATGGACACCCTGTATTCGATACACCAGAAACAGAGGTTAAAGGTCCATTCGGAGATTACATAGATATAGGTATTATTGAACATTGGCAGAATGAAGTTGATGGTTTAAAAGATGATGGCGATGCTTTAAATGAATTTTATCGTCAATTTCCAAGAACTGAAGAACATGCTTTCAGAGATGAAACTCAAAATAGTATATTTAATTTAGCTAGAATATATGAGCAAATAGATTTTAATGAAGAAGTTGCTAATAGAACACAGTTAACCACTGGTAGCTTTCAATGGGTTAATGGAATAAAAGATACTAAGGTTATTTTTTATCCTAACGCTAAAGGTAGATTTAAAATAAGTTGGGTACCACCAACAAATTTACAAAACAATCATTTTATTAAAAATGGTAGAAAACATCCTGGTAATGAACACATGGGCGCATTTGGATGCGATAGTTATGATATATCAGGAACCGTTGATGGTCAAGGGTCAAAAGGTGCTTTACATGGATTAACGAAATTTTCCTTAGAAGATTGTCCTTCAAGTCAATTTTTTTTAGAATACGTAGCTAAACCACAAACTGCTGAGATGTTCTTTGAGGACGTTCTAATGGCATTAGTTTTTTACGGGATGCCTATACTAGCAGAGAATAATAAACCCCGTCTATTGTATTATTTAAGAAGACGTGGTTATAGGGGATATTCCATGAATAGACCTGATAGAGTTTGGAATAAACTATCCACAGCTGAAAAAGAAGTTGGTGGAATACCAAATTCAAGTGAAGATATTAAGCAGTCACACGCTGCTGCTATTGAGATGTATATACAAGACAAAGTTGGTATGTCATCTGATGGGTCACATGGTAACATGTATTTTAATAGAACATTAAATGATTGGGCTAAATTTGATATTAATAATAGAACAAAATTTGATGCTACTATTAGTTCGGGGTTAGCTATAATGGCTTGTAATAGACATTTATATGCTCCAAACGCAAAAGTACAAAAAGAAAAACTAAACATAAGCATAGCTAAATATAAACAAAAAGGCATGCAATCAAAATTAATAAAAGTATAATATGGCTGAATCAGTTATTAAAAGTAATTTTCCAAGTCAAGTCGTTAGCGATATTGAAAAGTTAAGTAAAGAGTATGGACTTGACGTAGGTAAAGCTATTGAGAGTGAGTGGTTTGATCGTGATGCTGGTAGTAATAGATACTACAACAATACGAATAAATTTCATAAATTGAGATTATACGCACGTGGAGAACAATCAATACAGAAATACAAAGATGAATTATCAATTAATGGTGATTTATCTTATCTTAATTTAGACTGGAAACCAGTACCTATTATACCTAAATTTGTTGATATAGTAGTAAATGGTATGGCTGAAAGAATGTATGATATAAAAGCATATTCTCAAGATCCGTATGGTATTGCTAAAAGAACAAAATATATGCAAAAAGTTCTCAATGAAATGAGAACTAAAGAAATATCTGAGTTTGTAAGAGATAATCTTAACATGGAATTAAACTCTATTCCTGCTGAAGATTTACCTGAAACAAAGGAAGAATTGCAATTACACATGCAATTAAGTTATAAACAAAACATTGAATTAGCTGAAGAACAAGCTATAAACGTATTGTTAGAAGGTAATAGATATGAGTTAATTAAAAAAAGGGTTTATTATGATTTAACTGTATTAGGTATTGGAGCTATTAAAAACACGTTTACTACAGCTGATGGAGTTAAAGTAGAATATGTTGATCCTGCTAATTTAGTTTATTCTCATACTGAATCACCTTACTTTGATGATATATATTATATTGGTGAAGTTAAAACTATACCAATAAATGAATTAAAAAAACAATTTCCAGATCTAACAGAATCTGAATTGGTAGAAATATCTAATCAAAGTTTAACCAAAAGATCGGGGAAAAACTCTTTTAAAACTGGTGATGGTGACAAAGTTGATAATAATCAAATACAAGTTTTATATTATAATTATAAAACCTACATGAATGAAGTTTATAAAGTAAAAGAAACTTCAACTGGTGGTTCTAGAGTTATTGTAAAAGATGATAAATTTAATCCACCTGGAGATATATTAAACGACAAGTTTGAAAAAGTTGAAAGATCTTTAGAGGTTTTATATGAAGGTGTTAAAATTTTAGGCCAAGAAAAAATATTAAAGTGGGAAATGGCAAAGAATATGATGCGCCCAAAAAGTGATCATACTAAAGTTAAAATGAATTATGCTGTTGTAGCGCCAAGAATGTATCAAGGTAATATAGAATCAATAGTGCAAAGAATAACTAGTTTTGCTGATATGATTCAGATTACTCATTTAAAACTTCAACAAGTAATGGCAAGAATGGTACCAGACGGTGTTTATTTAGATGCTGATGGACTTGCTGAAATTGATTTAGGTAATGGAACAAATTATAATCCACAAGAAGCATTAAATATGTTCTTCCAAACTGGTAGTGTTATTGGTAGATCTATGAGTCAAGAGGGTGATATGAATCCAGGGAAAGTGCCTATACAAGAAATACAGAGTGGCAGCGGTGGTCAAAAGCTACAGAGTTTAATTAGCACATACAATTATTATTTACAAATGATAAGAGATGTAACCGGATTAAATGAAGCAAGAGATGCTGCAACACCAGATCCTAAAGCTTTAGTTGGTGTTCAGAAATTAGCTGCGGCAAATAGTAATACAGCTACAAGGCATATTTTACAATCTGGTTTATTTTTAACGTCTGAATTATGTGAATGCTTATCATTAAGAATATCTGATATCATAGAATATTCACCGGCTAAAGAAGCATTTATACAAAAAATTGGTGCTCATAATGTTGGTACATTGGAAGAATTAACTGAATTACATTTGTATGATTTTGGTATATTCATTGAATTAGCACCAGATGATGAAGAGAAGCAAATGCTTGAAAATAATATTCAAATTGCATTATCAAAAGAAAATATAAATCTTGATGATGCTATTGATGTTAGAGATATAAAAAATATTAAATTAGCTAATCAACTCCTTAAAATAAGACGTAAGAAGAAACAAGAGACTGATCAGAGAATACAACAAGAGAACATGCAGGCTCAGGCCCAAGCTAATACGCAAGCACAACAAGCAGCTGCTCAAGCTGAAATACAAAAAAGTCAGCAAATAACTCAATCTCAAGTTATGCTAGAAGAAGCTAAAGCTGGTTTTGAGAGACAAAGTCAACAAAATGAAGCTGCATTGAAAAAAGATTTAATGGATCATGAATTTGAATTAAATGTGAAGTTAAAACAAATGGAATTAAATTCAAATAATCAAAAAGAGAATATGAAAGAAGATCGTAAGGACGAAAGAACTAGAATACAAGCTAGTCAGCAATCTGAACTTATTGATCAAAAAAATAAAGATTTACCACCCAAAAAATTTGAATCATCAGGAAATGATGTGATGGGTGGAGGATTTGGTTTGAATAGATTCGAACCTAAATAAT